GATATTGCTACCAAAGGTTTTGGAATTGTTGCTCGTTCGGTAGCTAATTTGTTTGGCTACATAAACAGCCATCAAAAAGATATATCTGGCGTGTTTAAGAGCATTAAGGATATTGTCGGTGCTTTAGCTGGTGGTGCATGGGACATTGCAAAAGATACCTTATCAGGTATTGCAGGGGCATTTGGGCTAATTAGTGGGAATAGTAAAAAAGCCCACGATCCACTTAAAACACTTAATGACGTATTATCTGAAATAGCTAAGCACAAAACTGCTATTAAGGTTCTTGGCGCGGTTATTGTATCAGCTTTTGCTGCTAAAAAATTGTCTGATTTCGTAAATGGCATGGCAATGGTTATCAAAACATTGAAATTAGTGACAATTAGTTCTAAATTGGCAGCTGCAGCACAGTGGCTACTAAATATTGCCATGAGCGCCAACCCAATTGGAATAATCATCATTGTATTAGCTGCTTTAGGAGCGGCTTTCTACGAATTATATAAGCACAACAAGAAGTTCAGGGACTTTATCAAAGGCTTAGTAGCTGGTGCCGCTGAATTCTTTAAAGGAGTTGGCAAGTGGTTTGGTGAAGCAGGTAAGGCGATCGGTAAGTTCTTTGGTGGACTTGGTAAATGGGCTAGTAATGGCACCAAAAGTTTGGGTAAGTTCTTTAGCGGATTAGGCAAATGGTTTGGCGGAATTGGTAAGTCGATTGGCAGTGGCGCTAATGTGTTTGGCAAGTGGTTTAGTGGATTAGTTAAAGGATTTGTCAAAGGTTGGAATGCGTTTATCAATACGGCTGTCAAAATGGCTAAAATGTTTGTAAAAGTATTGTTTGTCGCGTTGATGTTTCCAGCTGGGATAGCGTTTATCATTACCAAACCTTTAATAGCGCCACTCAAAAAAATATTTAATACATTGATTAACTGGATCAAGAAAGCATGGAATAGTACTACTAAGTTCTTAAGCAAAGTGTTTGAGCCTGTCAAGAAAGCTTGGAGTGCTGCGCTAAAATTCATTTCTAATTTATGGGAACGCGAATGGAATGGCATTACTAAATTATTCAAGATGATTTGGAATGCATTAACTAAATTCTTTAAGAAAGAACTTGATTTCTGGGAAGACGTTATCTCTGATACACTCAAATTCATTTCTAAGATTTGGAATAAAGTTTGGGATAGCGTTTCTGACTTTTTCGAGAAAACTTGGAAAGGCATGAAGAAGTTCTTTAAGCCGATTATCGATTGGTTGGGTGATGTTATATCCGACACATTGAATTGGATTAAGAAGATTTGGCGTAAAGCGTGGGATACAGTAACTGATGTATTCAGTGATGCTTGGAGCAATATTAAGAAAGCTGGTAGCAAGGGTATTAACGCCCTTAAAAACACATTAGATAACGTGCTCGACAAGATTGGTAAGTCATTCTCTAACACTTGGAAAGGTGTTAAGAACGGCTTTGGCGATATGTGGGACGGCATGAAGTCATTAGCTGGTAAAGGCATTAACGCCGTGATTAAGATACCAAATGCTGGTATTGATGGGATTAATGGTTTGATTCACGACTTCGGTGGACCCAAGCATGCACTTGGTAAAATACCAAAGGTAGCCTTTGCTACTGGTACTGGCGCTTTTGGTAACGTTCGTAGAGCAATTACCAACCCAACGATGGCAGTGCTTAATGATGGCTTTGACAGTCCTGCAACAGGCAACAAAGAGGCGTTGATACACCCTAATGGGGCAATGGAAGTTGTCCAAGGTCGTAACACAGAACGTTTGTTGATGCCTGGAACAGAAGTATTAAACGCCTCTGAACTAGCAATGATTATGGGTCAACAACACTTTGCCAATGGTACTGGGTTCTTAGGTAGTATCTGGGACGGTGCTAAGGGTGTAGCTGGAACAGTTGGCCATGTAGCAGGTAATGCATGGGACGGCATTAAAAGTGGTGTGGGCAAGTTCACTAAGATGTTAGGGTTCATTACTAATGCTGTAGCACACCCTATTAAGACAATGGAAAAGACGTTTAACCCAGTAGCAAGTGGTATGGGTGCTATGTTTAACGGACTTGGAAAAGGCGCATTTGGCAAGGTTAAAGACCAAGCTAAAGACTGGTGGGGTTCTCTTTGGTCAATGGCTAAAGATAGTTCTGATAGTGGTGCATCAGCAGGCAATGGTGGCAATGATTACCCTTGGAAGTCAGTTGGTAAAGACTCTGGTGCAGATCCATGGGGATATTTCTACCGTGAATGTGTGTCGTTTGTTGCTAGCCGATTGAAGAATATGGGTGTTTCACCAAGTTTGTTCAGTCACTTAGGTAATGGTTCAGATTGGGTCAATGCCAAGGTAGCACATAGCAGTAATCCTAAGCCTGGTGACGTTGCCGTTTATGGTCCAGGCAGTGAGTTTGGAAACCACGTAGCCATGGTTAACGGTGTACAAGGCAATAAAATTTCAGGTGAAGAATATAACTGGAATGGAGATGGTAAGTATCATACTTATCAAGGGCGTAATAAGTCTGGTGCCACAACATTCTTAAACTTTGGTAACTCATCATCTGGGCAGAAAAAAGAAGTGTCTGCTACAGGTCCGATGCAGAAATTAATCAAAGGGCAAGTTGGTGGCATGTTCAACTGGATTAATAAGTTTATTAGTCCACTGAATAATTCTAGTTCAGGCACTGATAATGATGTCCATAGTTGGTCAGGCGACGTTAAAAAAGCCTTAGGTAAATTAGGACTTTCTACGTCTGGTTCAATGGTCAGCAAAGTTCTTAAACAGATTCAAACCGAGTCCGGAGGTAACGCTAAAGCGTTAGGTGGCAATGATGGCTTATCAGATGGTAACGCGACTGGTTTGATGCAAGTTAAGCCAGGCACTTTTAAAGCGTTCGCTGCTAAAGGTCACAATAATATCATGAATGGATATGACAATATCTTGGCTGGTTTAGCTTATGCTAAAAGCCGATATGGTAGCGACTTGTCGTTTTTGGGTCAAGGTCATGGATATGAGAATGGTGGTTGGGCACATAAGCCAAGTATATTCGGTGAAATACCTGGTCAACCTGAAATTGCAATCAATCCAGCCAGAGCAACGGCAGATGAACATATTAATGAAGCTATTGTTGCGCGTGCTAAGAAAGCGCCTAACAGCCTATCAGCGAAGATGGCAGGTATTGTTCAAGGCGCTAAAAGTGGTATGCAATCAATGATGGCACCACAGCCTGTCTTTGCTGGTACAGCTGGTACATTTGGTAATGGTGGCATTGACTTGAGTGGTGATGTTCATATGACAATCAAGATGGACAGTGGCGAGGTTGCACGTGCTACTTATCCAAAGATTAAAGTGCTACGAGATCAAGAATTTCAATTGAAAGGTCAAACAACTGGTAATACTTATGACTACTAATTATCAAGGTGATATCATCATTCAAAGACGTGACGGTAAGACTTACGATTTAGAAAAAGAAGGCATTCGTGTTATCACGTTTGACCCGCCATCTCCTAACTTTCAGCATACTTACACTCAGACGGGTGATTATGGTGCTGATTTAACAGGAACACAGGTACAGCAGACAACAATACCGTTGATTTTCGATGTGGTTGCTCGAGACAATTATGATTACGAATTACAAAGGCTCAAGGTACTACAGATATTTAGTAGCAACGAGCCTTTTTACGTGATCAATATGCGGACACCGTTCTTGCGTTGGAAAGTTATTGCTGAAGCATTCACTTATCCGCGTTTGGGTAATTATTGGAAAGCTAAGAGTGTATCGGTTAACTTGGTTTGTTATGAGGGCTTTGCTGAAAGCACTGCCACAACACAAGATCCATTTACCTTTGATGGTGGGACATTTGGTATTGGTATGGGAATACCATTTGATACACCAAGGTACTCATTTAAAAATCAACCAAAATTTCAGTTCTATAATCCATCGGTTATTCCATTGTTGGCCAATGAACGACCAGTCACGTTGTCATTTAAAGGTAATGCTCCAAATGGTATTACCATTGCTAACAAGACAACAGGGCAGTCCTTTAAGTATAAGCATGCGCTGACAAAGAGCAATGATTTTAAATTAGTTGGTTTAATACCGATTGTTGATGGGTCTCAAAGGTTTGGCAACACTTATTCAGACCGCAGTTTTATTGATTACGCGCAGGGATATAACACAATGGAAATCATAGGATCAACTGATTTTACATTGTCGTTTAATACGAGGTTTTACTACTGATGACTAGAAATATAGTTTATATCAAACAAGCAATAGGGGATGAAACCCCTGCCGCTGTTTATAATTTATCAATCACTGAAACGCTTAACGAGCTAAGCACATTGTCCTTTACGTTTGATAATGATGCCCAAGATAAAGTCGCTGCTCAAATGATGTCGCCACAAACACGGGTACTTGTGCCAGAAGTTGGACAGTGGTTCAGGCTGACAAACGTCAACCCAATATCACTAGGTAAGACAAGGGCGTATCAGGTATCTGCTGTTCATGTTGGTACTGATTTGCATGATAAATACGTTGAAAAACGATTATCAAATACGCAGAGTTTAGATGCTTGCATGAAATTAATTACTGATGGCACTGGGTTTAAGTATGTGATACATGATACTTTCAAGAACTACTCATTCAGTGATGGCTTTGGTGGCGATTTCGCTGATAGTCTGTTAATGAATACATTGAATAGTGATTTTGGATTTGAATTTTATTTTGATAACTGGACAATCCATATTTATAAAAAGCTTGGTTTGTTAGACCAGTTTGTTTTTATTGATGGCTATAATGCATCTAAAATATCATGGACGGAAGACTACAGTAATATCAGGACTTACATTAAAGGATTAGGCAAACAGCGCGATAACGGTACTTATGCAGCTACTGCTGAATACAAAAGTCCTAATGCTGATATTTGGGGTATTAAGCAAGCCGCAACCGTGCAAGACGATCGATTTACTGATAGTGATTCTTTATTGAGCTACATCAAAGGACAACTACAAGATTATCCAATTATTCAATACACGATGGAGCGTGCAGAATTTGAACATGGTGCAAAGTTGTCGGATATGAACAGTGTCAAGGTTGGCAATTCAGGATTGTTAAAAGACAGGTTGGGTATAGATGTTGACACACGGATAGTTGGCATGACTTATTATCCACAAGATTCAAAACAAACAGACACGTTGACGTTTGGCAATAGACTATTTAATTACGCGCATAATTTAGCGATGCAAAGAAACGCTAAAAAGATGAATCAAAATATTGGATCATCGGTTAAACAATTAACTGATGATGTTTCAACGATGATGAACAATGGCGTTTGGTATATATGGAGTTGATATGACAG